CTGGTCCGGCGAGTGTCGTTATGCCGAGAACTGGTGCGGTGGGGGGAACGACCGAGCCTTTCGACTTGACGGTGGGCACTGGCGAGCCGCCAACTTCACTGATGGTCGCGAACTTTTGTTTGATTTCGAGGCCGATGAGGCCGGAGGCTTCGAGTTCCTCGAGAGTTACGAAGCGTTCCTTCGGAGCGCCGCTGTCGCCCTCGTACATACGGAGGTGCTCTTTGATACCCTCGGCCCACAAGCGTAACGAGTCATCGCCGACCTTCGGCGCATCGACGTTAGGGAGCCTGCGTCGCTTGATCCGATCTGCAACGGAGCGGGACATGTGCTACCCCTCCGCTAGGTCAAAGACTGTTTCGCCTATGGCGACGCCGGACACGACGTCAGAACCAACGAGCTCAATCTCGAAGATGTTGGATGAGAAACCGCCGGGAAGCCGGAAGGGTTCGCCGTCTGCGACTGTCTCCGTATGCTTCAGCACCATAGCGTCTTCTATCTTGGCGTAGAGTTTGAACACGACGTCGACATACGTCTCCGCCTCCACTAACGCAGCCCCCAGATTAGTAGGGTAGGGTAACCGGAGCTGTCCGGATTTCCACGTGTACTCTTTGTTCGTGCTGCCGCCTTCCCACTCATAAATGGCCGCGCCATCCGTGTAGTAAAGCGTGTCCGTGAGGATGTCCAGAAACACGTTCACAGCGATGTCGTCGCCGGTCGAAAGACCGATCGTTGGATCGTCTGGGCTGAATACGATATATCCTGGCATTACATTGGGGTGCTCGACTCGGCGGTTGCCGTAATCTTATAGGAAACGGAGAGATCATTATACCCCGCTTTCCTAAATGTGATCTGCACCGTGAGAGACGCGCCTGACAACTCTATCATCGGCTCCGCAGACTCCCAGATTTGTTCATTCCTGCAATCGGCCTGCACACCGTACTTTTGGTTAATCGTTGGGCCGAAGAACGAGCCATCAACGAACGGCTCCCAAATAAGATCCTTCGAGCCACCGGGGGCGCCTGTGAAAGTCTCGTCTGTCACTGTTATGCGGATCTGATCCGGCTCTGTGTTGAGATTGAAGGCGTCTACGCTGGCCGCTGCTGACGAGCCATCATCTACGCTGCTGCCGCTGAAGCGTCCAACGACGTTGATGATCGCGTCGCCAGAGACCCACGTGACATACATGTCTGTTTCGGACACCGCTGAAGCTGTCCCTGGGCCCGAGGGTATCGAGTAGTCTGCGACCGATGCACCGGCTGTGGCACCATCGGCTGTGGTGTACGTGGGCGAGAAGCTGAGCAAGGTACTTGCTAACTGAGTTTCTGGGTACTTGACAGCTAGCGCCAAGATCGCTGTTGACTGAGTGTGCGTGTGTCTAAGTGTCCAAGTTACTCCGTCAGGGCTCGTATAAATGACGCCCTTGCCTGTGGACGTGTTGATGCCGTAGGCGATGAAGCCAAAGCCCTGAGTGATCGTATCACCCTGATCGTATTTGATACCGGACATCGTGACGTTCGCTGCTTTGGCAGTTGATGGCGATGACCAGTTGCCGATTGTTGCAGCAAAGTCGTTACCGGCGCAAGTGACCATCCGGAAGTCGTTAGAGATCGCCACCCAAGAATCATTCGCGTAGACGATGCCAACGCAATTGTATGTTGCGATGGCGCCTACGGAAGATCCGGATGCTCCCTCATGTGCCGTGTATGCGATCTCCATGTCCGTGTCGTAGTCGCCGATGCTGACGATCGCACCGTCGCCGGAGGCGAGTACTTTGGTACCGGTCGCGGAGACATATGCGATCGCGAGCGAGGTCCAAGTGTTCCATGCCGGGTTGGCGCTGAGGTCCGGACTGCGTAGCAACTCATTGACCCCAGAAAGACCAGCGTACATGTACAGCGCTTCCTCCGGGGCGGTTACGATGCCTATGATGTCGGCTGTGGAAAGGACGCCGCCGTCAACAGTTGCAGTGGTCCAAGTCGCCCCATCAGCTGATACTTGCAGTGAGAGGTTATCACCGCCAGCGACGAACGTGTCGTATTGCGGATGCCAAGCGATAGCGTTGAGGCCCTTGAGCAACGCGAACGAGTGAAAGTGCGTACGGTTGGTCCATGTTATACCGTTGTCGTCAGACGTACAGATGTTCGGAGTGCTCGGGTTGGTAGATGCACCGGCGCCATTATTGCTAACCGCGACCCAGCGGTCCAAAGACCCCGAGTACACTGCGTCGGCGGGAGTGATCTCGTCAGTGTTAGCCTTGCCAACACCGGAGTATGAATCCCAGTCGATGACGTCGAGTTGTGAACTAACTGCGTAGGCTAAGTCTGTGCCGCCGTTGTCGAAGTCAGAGAACCCTATAGCGATCGTGCTGTAATCCTGAAGCGGATTGATTACAAAAGTCTCACCAGCAAGCAACGCACCGGCTGCTGTGAGCGCAGCCGCTGGTACAGTGCACGTAATTGTCTCAGCCTCGGTGATACTGTACTCGGCGCGAGCGCTGAGTGTGATTGTAACCAGGGTGGAGCTTGTACGTACAACGTCTTCAACCGGGATATTCGGCAAGACCGCATCATTCCACCCGGTGAAATATATGCCGTCCGAGAGCAGCCCGTTAATTATGGCTTGGCGCTGTGCGTTAAACGTAGCGCCTGCGTCGCGCCATGTATCGCTTGTGAGCGTGAGCAGTATCGTGCGGCCGCCGGCGACTATGTGTGTTTCGTTCGGGGTATCGTCCTCAGCCAAGACGGTTCCCGTCAAAACGACAGTAGCTGGCGGCTGGGTGACGTTGTCCGGACCATCATAGAACCCGAAGTATTTGTCATCGTGGATCTCGCCGACCATCGTAGTCGGGTCATACGCCGCCCACTCCGCTTTACCGACATAGTCTGCAGTAATGAGCTTCGCGCCGTTGACGCTGATCTCCACCAGTCCATCAGGAGACGCGTACATGATGCGGTCCTCAGTAGAAGCGATTGACTCCTTACTTACGCATGCTTGATTGAGTTTGTATGGTCGGGCGTTAGCGTTACGTGGGTGCGAACCAGTCAGAATATATGGAACACCTTCCGTGAGAATAGCCACAGAGTTGCCGATCGCGGCCATGCCGACTATTTCATAGTCGATTGCCTGATCGTACTCCGGTGGCCATGCGTGTGGGAAGTACGGCTCGCACATATGGATGTTCTTGCCCTCGAACCCGACCATCATGCCGTTGGGCATGGACGTAATGCCCTCCATATCGGCGGGTGGCACAAACCATGTAGTTGTGCCGAGGACCTCACCGAGGTTCTCGGCCAACACGCTGTCTGTGGTACTCGTAGCGACGGCGATCACTTTGACAAATTGGTACTCAGTACCAGCCTGTGTCGAGTTCGTACGATAGATGTTGATCGCTGTGATGTCGCGGAAGTGCGTAGAGGGCGCCTGCAGACCGGTGATGCTTATGGTGTCCCCATCTAGCGAAGCGATCGCCGCGGAAGGTGGGGAAGGTGCGCCTTCCTCTCCGAGAGCAGATACGTATGTGTACACGTACGATCTATCCTCGAGGATGTCATTGTCGGATCCCGCGCGATCGACGTCATAGAAAAAGCCGCCGAGCATCGCCGGGAAGTCGGCGGTACCATCGGCGCTCGCCAAGAACGTACCGTTGGCTACTTGGAAGAATGTGGAGGCGTCGACGGTAACTTCGACGGGCGCCGTCCAATCGTCTTCGAAATAGTCGTCGGCGGTAACTGTAGCGTAAATCAGCCCCTGCGAGTAATCAGTGCGGGTAATACGGATCACGTCGCCGACGCGAAGCAGATGCCCGGTAATGGTCGCCTTGATTCCGTCAGGTATACGCCAGCCGGTTGCGTCGAGGGTCTGAGTCGACCCGTTATTACTCATTGCGGTCCAGAAATCAGTAGCGCTCTTGTCGTTCGCTGCAGTTACCGCGAACGCACCGGTGCCTGTAGCCGAGCCGAGGAGAACCGTATCTGCATCAATAACCTCAGTGACTTTTACCGAGTCCCCGGGCTGCAAATCAAACGCTACTTGGTCACTGGCAGCAATAGGGTTCCATTGCTCGTCAGCGGTGCCGGTGCCAGGGTAGACGACCATGTTGGCGAATACCACTTCCAGAGACTTGGTTGTGAGACTGCCTGATACAGCACGACGCCTGCCCGACTCCACAGTCTCTGGCAGCGCTGTGCCTGTGGCTGTGGGCGCGATAGTAGGCGCCGGTATGCCGAGCCGACGGTATGTCGCCGGGTATGGTCCGGATCCGGATGCAGCGATCGTCCGGTACGTCATCTTCGGGATGCCGTCGCCGGTGTAATAGATGCGCTCCAGGTCGTCGCCTTTGACAGTGCCGCGTGCTACGTCAACGTAGTTGTTCCACTCGAACCAAATTGGGCTACCGTCGTTGTTGTAACGATGGACTGTGCGGTTGTAATAGAGGTTGTTGATCGCGACGCCCGCGTCAACATCAACCCAAGGCTCGAGATCTCCAGATCCAAGCTGAGCATTTACGGCTGTTTGGCCTTCGCCCTCTGGGAGTTTTAACGCGGAGTGGCCCGGGCGAATGCCTTTGAACCGCGATACTCTAAAGCCCGCCATAACTCATCGTGTCCTTGGGTTGACCGAAGTCAGACTGGGCACGAGACTTGGCCGCATCTATCCCGTTAACAAACTGGGCAGAGTACATAGCCGCCAAGCTGGCGTCGGACCAATCCTTCCCGGGTTGCTTCATGAGCTGATATAAGACGCCGGCTTTGAGAGTTTCCTCGAATTCGTAATACAAGAAGTCAGGCAGCGTGTCGGCCATCAGTGTGAAGACCGGCGCGATTACTGAGCGGATCAAGAAGGCAGTTGTCACGGTCGCTGCGACTTGCGGAGTCACTACTGCTGCGGCGTCGTTGCCATGTGTCCAAGCGAGCGGAGTTGACCCGACCTCAGTCTGCCAGTTCGGGTTCGCCCGATCGAGCTCGTCGCGAGTCTTAAAGGGGACGTCCGTGTCCCATGCGTCGCCACCCGAATCGTACTGGATTGTGTCAACCCGCTTGACGACACACTTGGCTGGTATGTCGGTGCCTGCCACAGGAGTTTCAAGCGCGAGCTGATTCAGCGTCCAGTCGAGTCCATTATCATATGTGTACTTCCACGCCTCTGACTCCCAGAAGAACTGGCGTAGGACACGGAAGACAGCAGCATTCAGTATTGGCGTTGGTACGCCAGGAAGCTCCAACCGGATTTCGGGTGTAAGGGTCGAGATGGCAACGGCCATTATGGCGCTCCCGGCGGCTGGTTCTGTTCAGGACTGACGCGATCGTCAGCCTGTAGTTTCAATCCAAGCGCTTGCAAGAAGTTGGTCCACAACTCCTGCCGGTAGTCAGTCGGCATCGTGTGCCGGCCTTCCTTCGTAAGCGCTCGATAGGTCACATACGTATAGTACGCTTCCAAGTATTCATCGGCCAGCGGTATCGTGTCCCCTACTACAGTCATGGCTGTGGGAATAGCCGAGTACTGCACATTAGCGTACGCTTGCGCGCTCGCCGGCGGATACACGTAGAACGCTGTCTTGTCGCGCGGGTCGTGACAATAGTGCTCGAAGAAGTCAGCCGAGGCGGCTATTGCTTTGATCGTAGTGTCGTACTCCCAGTTCGTAACGTAGGAGTCCAGTGCGTCCTTTTCTACCTGACGCACAGCCCCCTCGATCGTAGTGCCGTCAGCTTCACTGACGTTGTTCAGCACTTTGACGAACTTAATACCCCCTGTCGGTAATGCTTGCTTTGCGATCACGTTAGTGATCGAGATTATCGACGTAACAAGGTTTGCCTCGGGTACGAACGTAACGATTTGGCGTGAAGCTGCGTTGACGTAGTCAATCAGCTCAGCGTCTGTCCAGCGGTAGCTTGCGGCAACCTCGTCATGAATCGTATATCGAACTTCATCGATTACGTTTTGTACCGTAGCTGACATTCCTTACTCCGCTAGATCAATATTCTCCTGCAGTCGCTGATAGGCATTGGATATTTCCGTTGCCGTTGGGCGGCGCAGATCTGGTGACATCTCTGCCACGACCTTGTTAACCTTCGGCGAAAGATCGCTTTTCAGGTCTTCGGGGTCATCACGAGTCAGAATCTTCAGAAGTGCTCCATCGAGCGCGACCAAGAACTGAGCTTCCGTGTCTTCAGCCTTATTGTCGCTCTTTTCGACCGGGGCTGCATCGACCGCGGGCGCTTTCGCGTCGGCGTCTGTACAGAGCTTGATTCCCCGAGCCAAGCACTCCTCAGTCAGCCCTTTCGCTTCCGGTACCCATGTGGGAACGTCGGCTTCAAAGACTGGAGAGTGGCCTGTGAGCGAGATTATTTGCTGATCGTACGGGGATTTCATCATTGGCATGACATATTCCTCTTGTTATAAAAGATCCCCCCGGGCGAACCCGGGGGGGATATTACGGTGACGAATCCTAAGACTCGTAGTTGATGGTGTTGTACTCAGGATCTGCGTACAACATCAGGATCGAGCCGGCGCCGGTTGTCGGTACTGCGCCAACAGCCGTCCATTCGAGCAAGACTGGACGATCTGCAGCAACAACCTTGTAACCCAAGAGGTTACCGAGCAACTCAGAGTCAGCCGCTGCCTGTGCATCCGTGGCTGCGAGGTAGCGGTTATCATCGGTTGCATCGCCGAGCTCAAGAGAGTCGGAGGTTCCCGAGTTAAACACCGTGCCGACGGACAGATAACCGCCCATAGCCGTTGCACCCAGAGGCAGGCGGAAGACTTCTACGCCTACGCCAGTGGTAGCGACGATTACATCAGCAAAGTCGAAGGAGGCAAACGCCGTGAGGGCGAAGCCGCGAGTTTGTGCAGGACCTACTGCTAGAGTAGTCATATCTTATCTCCCCTAAATCGCAGTATCGCAGCGAATGACGCCAAAATCTTCGTCAGTGCTGTCGATATTTGAATGGAAGACCGGCTTCAAGAAGCCGAACAGTTTGCCGACACTGATACCTTGCTGGTTGTCGTAGTCGAAGCCTTTCTCGACCCACTCCGGAGCACCGATATCCGCCATGCCCATTGCTTGGGCGCCGGCGAACAAGCAGGCTTGTCCGTCAACCGTCGAGCCCGAACCCCACTTAGCACCAGAAGCGGCACCAGCGGTGTTGTAGACGTGACGATATTCGTGAATCATGAGGCCGTCAACCATGACCGTATCGGTTCCCTTGAACAATTCGTTGCTTCCGCCACGAACGCCAGCGTTCCGTACGTTTGCCAGGTAGTCAGGATCTTGACGCAGTTTAGCCATGCCTTTCGGAGTCATGAACACGTGGTAGAACTCTTGTCCACCCGGGCCCTTGATACCGCGAACATACTTGTCTTTGGCATACGCCTTCAGCTCAACCATCATAGCCCAAGAAGGCGTATCAGCGGCAGCTACTGATCCCGTTGCGCCAGCAACGAGACCGGTCGTAGCGTCCCACCGACGGTAACGATTGGTTGAAGGTGCACTTACGTCACTCGCGAAGTCGAGGTTTGCAAAAGTCGTGCTAGCACGAGTTGCGCCACGGTTCGTGAACGTGTAAGCGACGCCAGACAGCGTCAGGAAAGCAAGCTGATCGATTCGATCGGCGAGCCAGTAAGCTAGAACATCACGGGACTGTTCCCGGAAATTCACGACGCTCTTCTGATCAGCGAGACGACCTTTATGTCGGTTAGCGTTACGAAGCTGGTCGATCTGGATTACTTGGTCGTAAGCCTTGATCTCTTCTTCGTTGCCTTCCAACTGGTTGTCACCGCCAACACCGTCTTCTTCAAGATCGGCGACCAGCGTGAGTACAGCGCGAGTTCCCTTCTCAGACTTCGTGAGTTCCGTGATCCGCTGAATCATGGAATTCGGACCCTTGCCCGTAAACTTGGTAGTGAACGCAAGGTTGCGTGCAGCTTTCCAAACTTGACGGGACCATACGGTCTTCTGTTCGTCAGTCAGCGAATTAAAGTTTGTAACAGACATATAGCCTCTCCAAAAGTTAAAACGAAACAAAAAAAGTACGCACAAGTATTGTGCAGTTTTCCCTACTTTACCGTCGGGTGACGTTGTTCCGCTTTTTAGGAGATCGACTCCGCTGTCAGGTTTTGCGTCCGGAGCGTAGGACGAGAACTAATTATGCACCCCCGTTGACGTTATTGTCAACAGGGGTGCGTAACTAATTTACGTTATCACGACGTCGGGTCCTGGCGTGGCTGCAGCTGCGGCCACCCTTCTCTCAGACGTCCTGACCAATTGCCTCAGATCCAACATCACGTATTCCTTCAGATCGGCGAGAGTCGCTGGATCTTCCAGAGCCAGAGACTCCTGCAAAGCATTCTGCAGCCGGGTTGCATTCGGTGCAGTGAAATTGATTGTGAGTGTAGCCATAGTCTTTCCTCGTTAGATTAGGTCGCCGCGGAGTCGCGCTTGCGTCTTCTCGGGCAAAGCGTCGAAATCCTCGTCGCTCATATCTGCGATGTTCGGAACGGCTGCGCCTGTATCCGCAGATGCTGAGCCTTGGTCACCGACTGGTTGGTGGGCCTGTTCTTTGATCTTGCCCTTCTTGTTGTCGACCTTCTTCTTGCCGGTGGGTTTCGGTTTCCCGCCATCAGCAGCAGCGTCGTCATCCTCAGGCATCAGGTCATACATCTCCACCACGTCTGCCAAGGCAGCGACAAAGCAATCCCCACGCGAGTCGAGCTCGCCGGTTGCTTCATAGCCCCTCATGAAGACCAAAACTTTGTCCAGCAGGCTCTGGTCATATCTGTCGTTGTCCGGATCGAAGACTTCGAACATACCCTCGGCTTCTTTCGAGAGGTCCAAGAGCTCAGTCTGCTCAGCATCGGTGCTGAGTTCGTCCTTCGTCTCGGCCTTCGCCTCGGCCTTCCACTCTGCGTGCTCTGCCGCGCGGATCTCTTTGCGCTTGGCAAGCGCTGAGTCAGTGTCGCCGTCGAGCGTGAACTCGAGATACTCTTTCTCGGCTGCGTCGAAGTCAAACGCTTCTTCCTCACTCTCCGGCTTTTTACCGGCCGCGATCTCTGCCTTCAGCCTAGTGTTCTCTTCTTCGGCTGTTTTGCGACGCTCGTTTACTTCGTCGAATCGGTGTTTCGGGATGCCTTTAGGTTTCGCAGCTGCTTTATCCTCATCCTCACTATCGACATTGGCGTCTGCATCGTCGGCTTCTTCCTCTTCTTCAGCATCGTCAGAGTCGGATTCCTCTCCTTCCACAGTCGATTTGTCGTCATCATCTTCATCAGCTGACTCCTCGTCGTCCTTGTCCTCGTCCTTGTCCTCGTCCTTGTCCTCGGGCGCAACGTAGTCCAAGTCCGAACCGTCATCGAGGCCGGTGGGGTCATAATCGTCGATATCATCGACTTCGCCGCCCATGTGTGCGAGCTGATCGAGCCTGCGTGCTTCGAGGTCGCCGAGATCTTCGGCAAGTGCAGCTTCCGGACTCTGGTCCGGATCGTCTTTACGTTCGGGCATGTTCTACTCCGTTTTACGCCTTCTTGGGCGATTTCTTAGCGCTGTCTTTCGCAGATTTCTCAACCTGCGCGGCCTTGCGATCTTCCGCTTTACTCCGCATATCCATGAGCGACTTCTCCAGCCCTGCGCGGCGGTTCATACCAGCCACGTTGCGCGAAGTCATCGACTCATTCTGCGAAATGGTCTTCATTGTACTCTCTTTTCCACTGGCAATGCGAATCCTGGTCATCAGGTCCTTGTCGTTGGTGCGCTCTGCCGCGCCCATCTTCTCCATCTCGACCCGTGCTTCCGTGCCGATCTTGAGCTTCGCGATCTCCGGGTTGGCCTGCGATTCGCCAGCTTGCGCCTCCAGTTTCAGTGCGTTCGCCTTGCGCTCAATCGCGTGCGCTTCCTCATTCGTGACTTGGGCGCCGAGTAAGCGCATCTGCAAGTCGTCGATCTGCTGCTGCCGTTGGATCTCTTCCGGCGTCGGAGCGGCGAGCCCCTGAATCTGCTTGATCGTCTCGACGACGTCCGCCTTGTCGGGCAGCTGCGAGTTCTCAACGAGGATGTGATCGGGGATCTGTACGCCGACTTCGCGCATGCCCATAAGCTGATCAAACAGCCCCTCGTCGTAAGTCTCGCGGCGGGGTATCGTGCCGATGACGACAGAGTACTCTCCGAGCGTCAAGTCATTCTGGATCGACTCAACCGCTTCCTGCGTTTCAGGGTCAATCTGCTCGACGGGTTGATTGATCGAAAGCTCGCTCTGCTCGACATCGCCATCTTCGTTCTTCTCGAACACTTGGA